AGGGATATCCCTCCAATTATATTTCATTTTCACTCCTTCTTTTGCGAGACACATAGGACAACAAAACCATTTCATATCTTTGTTAAAAACATCTGATTTGCCAAAACCATGATGTCCTATGTTATGACACGAAGAACAACTCTTTAACCCCGTGCTTGTTATATTTAGGTTTCTAAGGGAGGCTTTAATGTTAAGGGTGTCAACATAACCTGGAGCGCCCCCCTTAGAGTTCTTGCGATACTTACTTTGCGCCATTCGCAGATCTGCGGATGACTTGAGATACATATTGATTTGAACAATTTACTTCTTTACCAATCTGAACATTTGATAAACCTTCAGATTTTAACTTTAAAATTGTTTCAGCTTTGTCACTAAATTTTTTTCTCCCTCGACTTTCTTTAAAAAGATGAGGGTTGATCTCATGAAACTCAAGTATTTCATTATGAAGTTCTTCCATGAGTTTAATAACAGTACCCATCTTAGTAAGCATGCTCTTACTTAATTCCATCATTATTCCTATTGATTCATCCAATCAGGTTTATCTGATGTTGGTTGAGCTGGTTGAGCTGGAGGAACATTTTGTGTTACTTGCTCTTGAACAGGCGGTTGTGCTGGTTGAGGTGTCGGGGCAGCTTGACCTTGCATGACACCAAAGGCTTGAGCATATTGATAATAAATATCAGTACCTCTATCTAAAGCATGTATGTAAGATATCTCATTACTATCAGGCCACTTATCACCAGATCCATCATTCTTTAAATTTCCCGGCTGTAATTTTACTTTAACAACAGCATGAAGTCCGTTTAAAAAATCCCATCCATTACCCACTTGATTAAATAATTTACCAGCTTCAGGTGAATCATCTTTCCAAGAAATACCATAATTAGAACATACAAAAGCTCTTAAATTTTCTCTTGTTATATCTAAACTTATGTTATTAGGATCTGCATGAAAGACAGTAAAGTTTTGCCAAAAACTAGATCCTTCATTTGGTCCGGCGATAACATCAAATCTTGCTCTCAAATATCGAGTTCTGTTATCACCTGTTTGTTGAGAGGAATAATGTTCATAAGGATTGTTCGGAACAATTTGCTCAGGTTTTCGTGGTGTGCCAGCTTCATCAACATTTTTACTTGGATCTTGTAATGTTAATTTTACAGGTACTATAGTTTTATCTGCTATTAAAACCCTTTCGTTTGTAGTTCCGGTTGCTTGAGTGTTTACTTCTGATAAATTCATATTCATATTATTTCTCCTGATTTGTATATTGTTTATTATCTGTTATTTTTACTAATACATTGCCTAAGTGAGCCTCTTCTAAAAGCTCTAATTTACCAGAACGATCTTTAGCTGGTAGATCCCAAATGTTGTCTCTGTTACAGACAAATTTTCTTATCATTTGTTTAGGTTGATTTGGATCTTGATTAGGATCAGGTATCGTGATGTAACATAATTGTTCATCAACAATACCCGGAATGATGTTACGCGCAGTACCATCTAATTGTATTTCATAATAGTCTCTGTCCGCCTCATCTTTTTTCTTATCAAGAATGCCTACAAAGATTACATTCTTGTTTTTTATATGTTGTAAATGAGTAGCCCAAGTCACTAACTCAACTCTAAGTTGTCCATAAACTTTCATTGTGTTTATAGTGCCACCTTTTGTTTGAGCGTCTGGTTGTTGCTCTGCCCATTTATAACATAATCGAGATGCCACGCTGATAGAGTCTACGAATAAAGTATCATATAAATTACCATCCTTAATTTCTTTTGCAAAATCTGGATATTTCGCAGCCACTCTATCATAATGTTCTTGACTATAACTCATGGTTGATACTGTCACAGCTGGATCCGGTCCGCCTAATAAAACTGCAATATCTTTACAGTCTTCCCAATCTCTTGGCTCTAAAGTTTTACCTTTAAAATTACGAACAGATAGATCACCAGATTCAATATTTAAGAACAATGTTCTTTCTTGATTTAATGATAGTATCTGTGTTGTTTTACCAATGCCCGGCTCGCCAAGTAACATTACTTTTGCACCATAATCGGCATTTAATCTTTCATTAGCTGAAATTATTTCCATGTTATTCTCCCTTGTTTTCAGTGATTTTAAAAGACGCTTCATCAGGCACTACAACTGTTCGTGCTTTTTGAAGTAAAGTTTTAATCTCAGGAGGAGCGTTTTTATAATTGCGTTCGCTCACACTTAATTTTACATCAGCGTAATGTTTAGCAGTATCACTTCCGTGTTTCTGCTGTAGATCATCAAATGCTTTAGTAAGCAGTTCTTGATCCCATTGTACTTTTGGAGTGAGTGAGGCTTCAACTTTGAAACCATCAACGTGATCGAAGGTTCTCGTTCCGGTATCCACTCCATCGTCTTGCAGCCGTGCCATCAAGCGTTGCCCATCATATCTATGTAAGGCACTCCTGAGTTTAGAGGCAGTATTTCTATCTTCTCTTTGTTGTTGAGTAAGAAGGAAAAGATTTTCTACAACCTCTTGTTCTGACAATTCGTTAATTTTAAGTTTACTAAACTTGTTGCATGTTTTTTTTTGCATTTTTTAATCCTTTATAAGTAGTTAATAAGTTGGCGATTTTTTTCACCGTTTTGATTTTTATATATCGTTTACATTTGTAATACAAGTAAAAAAAAATATTTTTTTTGTAATCTTGTAAACTGATACAATATATATATAATGTAAACTGTTTTTAAGGAGAGTAACATGGCAGAAAACAAAAAAGAAAAAAGCTATTCAACGGCTAGAATATATACAGAGGATCTAGCTCGTTTAAGAATTATGGCCAAGCATTCAGGTAAGACACAAATATCTGTTTTAAATCAATTAATTAGATTTCAATGGAATAATGAATTTGGTAAAGATGAAGATGTTTCTGTTAGTGGTATTGAATCAATAGGTTTATCTACGCCGTCTTAAATAGATCCTTCGTTTCTTTTATCTAGTTCATCAACAAAGTAATCGGCAAAACCATCATAACCAGCACCTTGTAAGTTTGCTATAACTTCAGTGATATCATCAGCTTTTCTGTTAGCTTCAATCATTGCATTAAATTTAGCAACTTCTTCGTCACTTCCTAAACTAATATTTTGAAGTCCAGGTGCTTCAGCTAATGCTTGGCTGGAAAATGGTTGTGCAAATATTAATTCATCATCACTAAAATCATCTGGAGTGCCAGCGTCATCCCATATATTATTGAGATCAGGATTTCTATATCCAACTACATTATCTGGTTTTCCATAATTTCTTGTAGCGTCTGGAATTAATCCACTATCAACAGCATTATTAATAAGATCTATTTGGTTATTTAATTTACCCCATCCGCCTTCATCAAATGCATCAGGTTTTTCTCTATTTACTATTTCTGCAAAAGCCTCAACATCTCCAGTTACTCCACCCACTTCAATAGCTTTCATAAGAGCGTTTGTAGCAACAGCATCTGAACCGCCTAACTCTTCAATTTGTTGGCCGACATATCCAACACCACTTTTCTTTTTTCCTCCCGGCATACTTGTAAATGTAGTAGCATCAGAAATAGCTTTTGCTCCTTCATCATTTATACCAACATCTATTCCCTCTAATTTAGCTTGGAAGATAATACTATTTACTTTGTCAGCAGATCCTACCAATGTTTTTACTGTATCAATTTCACGACCTCCGTCATATACAGGTTTAACATCTACATATCCATCATCTCTTACGGTAGCTTCAGTTCCAACTGTATAAGGTTCTGGTCCTCCAAGTGCCATTTGCATAAGCGCTGGAGCCATCCCTATTGCTATTCCGGGTAATCCTCCGATACCTGCAAGTGTTGTTATAATACCCAAAGTTCCAGATGCCATGCCAACAGCGCTTCCTTCTTTAATAGCCTTGCCTAATTGTAATGCTGATAAGGCAACAGATATTCCTTCTCCAACATTTAAGCCACCTTTATAACCAGCTACATCTCCGCCACCTTTGCTTAGGAAATCAAATATACCTCCGCCCTCATCAGCTGCATCTAAAGTTTCTTCAGCTCCTACTAAATCATTATATTCCCCAGCAGAAATAACATTTCCTGTATTTTTACTTACATAATTTCCAGCTTCATTTAAAGTATAAGTTGAGGAATCGCCTAGAGATGATATAAGGCTTTCTGCTTTCGTCATACCGGGATCATTATAAAAAATTCCAGTTCCTTCACCAGCTATATTTGAAGCTCCTGCCTCAGTAAATTCTAACGGATCCAATATTTTAACTATTTCGTTAACATTAGACGGATCACCTAATCCAAGAGTTGTTATGCCGGATGCGATTGACGGAGTTATTTTTACTAATTTTCCTAAAGAATTTTTCTTATAAAAATTACCAGCTTCATCCATTATTAAATTTTCATCGGACATAAAATCATCACTAGACGTTTCTTCTAAACTAAAAATATCTTCATTATCTTGCGATGTCCCTACATCTAATTCGTCACCACCACTTGCAAAAGTTTCAATTTCATAATCTTTTACTACTGGTATTTTTCCTTTGTCTCCGCCTATAAGAAAATCTAAAGCGTCTACACCTATAACCTTGCTTAATAAAGATTGATAAAGAGCGTCATTACCTTGAATATTTAAAATATCTTTATCACTATAACCCGCTTCTTTAAGATCATCTTCTAACTTATTCATTTCTTCTACTTGACTTGCGTCAGCAGTTGTTTCTACCTCTTCAACATAAACATTACCTTGTCTATCTACGCCTGCACCAGTTCCTGTAATAAACTCTACACTGTCTCCAGCTAAATTTGTTAAATCACCCGTAAAAGAAGTAGGATCATCTAATTCATAAACAGTTACTTTTTCTGTTGGACCAAGATTATCTTCCTCTGCTTGCAACATACTATCTATGGCCGCATTTGTCATATCATCTAAACGTGTATAATTATCATCTGCTCCAAATATATCGTCATCAGGCTCTAAATTATCATATAAATCTTCTTCAAATTTAGTTTCAATATTGTTCTCAATTATTGGATCTATTTTACTATCAATAATATTCGTTAAATTAGCACTCATATCATAGCCAGTTTGATTTAAAGCTTGATTAATTTTAATTTGTTCTTCTGTTGATAAATCACCAAAACCCATTCCACTTGATAATTTACTAATAATTGTTGGCATTGCAGCTGAAAGACCGGCTCCAATCAACAATCCTAATATTTGTTCACCAGTCCCAGGCCCTTTAACTACGGGTAATTCTAAATCAACATCACCACCTCCACCTGGTCCGGGGCCTATGATGACGCCGCCGTCACCTCCGCCGCCTCCGCCGCCTCCGCCGCCAGAGCCTCCAGATCCTCCCCCGCCGGTGTTCCCGGCACCCCCGCCACCTGGGACGGTCCCACCACCAAAGGTTGGATCTCCTAAATTAGGATTACCTGATCCTAATCCGGGACGTCGTACGCTTCCTTCAAATTGTTGATTAAATGTTCCAGTTCCTGAACCGCCAAAGAATTGATCGGGATTCATCGTAACATCAAAAATGTCCAATGGAGGGTTCTGAAGATTTTGACCAGTCATAAAATTCTGAGCCGGTCTTCTAACAAATTGAGCGTCTGTTCGTGTCATGTAGGGGCCATAACCGCTTGAATATAATCCACCTATTCCTGTTTTATTTTCTGCCATTATGCTCTACCTCTTGCTCTTAATAGTGCTTGTGTTGTCGGATTCGTTCCCGCAGCCCCAAGTGCAATATCTCGTTCTATATTACCTGAAGATAAATCCATTGCTGGACCGCGTAAAGATATTTCTTGAGGAGAAGGTACAGGTATTCGAGGAGTTTGTATTTCTACAGCTCTTTCATCTCTTTCTACTTCTGGACCACCTTGTGTTTCTGGTCTTACAGATTCAGTTACTCTTTCTGTAACTTCTTCTACACGAGGTTTTACCTCTTCTTGCATTAATTCATTAACTTCACCAACAGCAGCTTTACTTCCAGATCCTACAACTCTATTTAAACTTTGGATAAAAGCATCGCGTAAAGCTACTCTAGCTCTTTTCATTTGTGCTAAAGTTTCAGGAGGAGTAAGCGCCCATCTCATATAGGCTGGCGATTGAATTGTACGAGCCATTACCATTGCTCTTCCTATTTTTGTTAAACCGTTCCATGCTTGTCTTCTGTTTCCTCCTAAAAAACCACCAGCAACATTAGTAGATGCTGTAGCTGCTTGTAGTCCTACGCCCCGTTGTTTTTTTGCCCCTCCTAATGAAGAAACTAATTCAGCTTCTTCTCTTATTAAATCAATTGCTTCTCTAAAACTTTTAGGTTGTTTACCAAATATTTTTTTATTAGTGAAATCCATACCTGCACCAAAAATTTCATCTAATTCGGAATCTGTATATCCAGCTATTTTTCCATCACCCGACAATATTCTTCCTAATTTTCTAGGATCTAAAGCATTAAATACATCATCGGTAGCATTTCCAGATCCTTTATCAATTAAGCGCGCTAATAATAAATCTCTTGCATTAGTTCTAAATGCATCATATTCATCAGCTAAATTATTTTTCCCAGCCTCTCTTAATTTTTTTATATGTTTATCAGCTGCTCTGAAATATTGCACTTGTTCGCCGGGACTTCTCCCCGCAATATAACGTAGCGCTTGACCTCCTGTTTGGTTTTCTGCAAGATCTGTCATTTTTGCAGATTGAGGCCCAACTAAAGTTTCTGATAATTCTTTTCCTTCTTTTAACCTACTAATTAATTCATCTATTTGAACACCACCTGCGTTAGGGGCTGTGCTATCTAAAAGAAGATCATCAGCTATAAATGTAAAATTATCGATTTCTCCGTCAGCAATATTTCTATTTAATTTTTGAATACTTTCTATCATCTCCATACCTTTTCCATCAGGAAAAAGCATTTCAAAAAAAGTTTTATTTTCAAAAGATTTATCTATAAATCCCGCTCCGGCTGTTCCCGGTTCAGATCCTTTTGCAACTCTAGGTTTAGCATTAAAACTATCTATGTATTGTCCAAATTTTCTTACATCAAATTTACCATCAACAGTTGCTTTTTTAATTGCGTTCTGAAAAAATTTCTTTTGTAATATTTCAATACTTTTATCTTCTAAAGCTGGTAATGTATCTGTCATAGATCTACCAAACTCTTGAAAGTTTTGTGTTCGTGTATTACTTCTTTCTATAATGTTTTTTATTGTTATTTCATCTTGTGTCTTAAGAGCGCCAGGAGTTTCCATTTTGTTTTTAACATCCTTTACTATTTCTTCCGAAGTTTTTCCGGCTCTAGCAGCAAAGCTTTCTAAAGTTGCTTGTTCTCCTCTTGTAAATGTTGGTGGTTCAGCTAAATTACCTTGGACACCTTTAAATCCTTCACTTGATTTTGCTTTTCTTATTCCACTTAAAAATTTAGCCATTGCATTAGGATCATTTAATAAAGTATTTATATAATCTCCGGTCGCAGCTTCACCATTTACTACACTACGAACCATAGCCCTAATGGATGCGTCATCCTGATGCGTCATGAAGTCTGCATAATTTAATTGAGCTTTTTCTAAATCATCTACGCTTTTTTCCATTTGTTTAAAAGCATCGCTTAAAAGTTTTTCATCGTTATTAAGTTTAGCTTTACCTTTTAAAGATGTATTAACATCTCTTATTTTATTAGCTGCAAGAGCAATATCATCATCTAAAGCTTCTCTTAATTTTCCTAATCCAAATGTTGAAGCGTCTCCACCAATAGCTTTTTCTGCATCAAAACCATTTATATATGATCTTATTGCGTTTACTTGTCTTAAAGTTAAATGAGAAAGACCTCCTTTTTCAGGATCTGGTTCTAAAATCTTTTTAATGATTGTGTTAGATATTACGTTTGGATCTCCTCCCGATTGTTCCAAAGTAGCATTTAACATATTTCTAAAATTTGTTGGTGCTATAAAAGCGGGACCAACAGGCCCACCTCCATCTAATGGAGTTTGTGTTTTCAAAATTATAGTATCATCAAATTCTTCTAAAGTTTTTCCTAAATCCTTAATTTCAAGTAACTTACTATTTGCCATTCCCATATCTATGTCGATAGCTAAAAATGTATCATCCATTGTTTTATGAAAAGCTTGTTGCACTTCACTTAATTGTTTAGCTGCTTGAGCTGGATCAAATCCTTCTGTTTCCACCTTTTGTAAAATATTATCATAAGCTGAAGTAAGATAATTTTTAATATCTTGTTCTGCTAGTTCTACTGTTTCACTTCCAATTCTTAATTTTCCTTTTTCAAATTTCTCTACCATCTCTTCTAAAGCTTTAATATCTAAAAAATCTTCTCTTCCATCAAATAATTGATCGGCTATTCTTTTTCTTAAAACTTGAGCATTTTCTTCTATTCTGCCGGGGAAAAGTGTTTCAGCTATTCTTACATTAATACCCATAATAGGTCTGTTGCTTAATCCTTCGGCTGTAATATCAGGTGTATATCCTTCATCAACTAAACTTCTTAATTGAGCTGCTCTTTCAATTCCTTCTTCTGTAGCCCCCTTACCTAAAAATACATCTTTAAAAACACCGGTTCCGGTTCCGCCACTCTTTTTAACTAATCTTCTAATAGTATTAAAAAGAACACCGCCAACTAGTTCACCGCCCGCAGCTAACGCTGTTTCTACTGCCGCTCTTTTTCCATATTCATTAAAATCTTCATCTGCTACACCTCGTCCTTTTTGTTGCATTTCATCTGCAAAAGAAAACAAACCAGCTCCTAGCCCCGCTCCCGCACTTGCCGC